TGGGGGAAGCGGCGGCGTTATACAGCGTTGAACCGCACACCACTATCAAAGGAGTGAATCGCATGGAAGAATATACCGTTCCAAAGGGACTGTATGATCGTTTCACCGCATGGCTGGACGGCCTGATTGGGAACGATCAGAAAGCCCCCCATGAACCCACCCCGCCCACAGAGCCCGCCCCGCTGGTTGATGTTGACCAGCTTACGGCGATCCAGTTGGAACGGGACGATTACGCGGCTAAATACGCCGCTTTGCAAGCTGAGACGCAACAGCGCGAGCAGTTGACCGCCCTGGTGAGTGAGTTCGCCACCGAAGAATTTGGCGCGGCTTATCAAGCCCTCCCGAAGACCGAAGGGCTCGCCGGGATCTTGCTCAAGTTGGACGAAGCTGACCGCAGGCTTGTTATGCAGCAGTTCGCCGCCCTGAGTGCCCAGATCGTCGAAAGTAACCTATTGAAAGAAGTTGGCAAAGAAGGCGACGGCAACCCGCCGGGCGCCGACGCCGCTGACTTCCGTATCAAACAGGTTATGGCCGAGAAGGGCATTACCTACCCGGACGCGTTCAACACAGTGCGCGCCCAATCCCCCGAACTTTTTACAGGAGTTAAATAATGGCAACTTCAACCGCTGATTTCAAAATCACCGGCCTGGTCGCCGGCGTTGACCTGAGTGCTGCCCAATACTATGCGGTGAAGTTTGCTTCCACCGCAGGCGCAGTCATCAAGGTTGCCGGGATCAATGGCACCGGCGTGGGTATTCTCCAGAATGACCCCACCGCTGGACAAGCCTGCCTGAATGCTGGACCCGGAGATGAGGCGAAAGCCGTCCCCGGAACCACTGGCATCGCGGCAGGAGAACTCTTGGGTTACGATACCAGTGGGCGGGTAGTGGATCACACCACAGACAACCGCAAACTGATTGCTCAAGCCCTCGAAGCCTCAAGCGCCGCCGGTGATATTATCACCGTGCTTGTGCTGGGCGACAGTCGATATTAAGGAGTAGACGATGCCTACCTTACCAACGATCAATGATGTCCAGGCCGTCAACCCGGTTCTGACTAATCTCCTCATCGGCTACATGCAGAACGATGACCGTTTTGTAGCCGGGCGGGTCTTCCCTTCCGTTTCCGTCGACAAAGACAGCGGAACTTACTACATTGTCACAAAGAAATTCTTTTTCTTTGATGACCTCGAACCCCGCGCCCCTGGCGCACCCTTGCGGACCCTGGATTATGGGGTCAGCACTTCGACCTACACGACTCTCCAGTATGCAGGAGAAGTTCGCATTGCAGACGAGACCCGCGCCAATAGTCAATTGGCGATGGATCTGGAACAGGTCGGTGTCCGGCGGTTGGCTCAAGCCAGCATGATCCGCAAAGAGGTTGATTTCTCTACCAACTTTATGGCGACCGGCGTATGGGGCACCGACGACACCACGACCACAGATTGGGACGACTTCACCGCGGGCGATCCCGTCAACGATGTCCTGACCGCGGTACGCACGATCTCGGATAACACCGGGCAAGATGCGAACTCGATGGTCTTGGGCTCAATTGTTGACCAGGCGCTGCGGAACCACCCGGATATTATTGACCGGCTGAAGCACACGCAAGCCGCCACCCAGGCCACCATTCGTCAGGCGTTGGCCTCGATCTTCGGAGTAGAAAATTACTTCGTGGGCCGGGCGTCCTACTCCAACACGAATGAGGCCGTCGCCTTCTCCTCCACCGCAATCATTGACGACGACTGCCTGGTTTGCCACGTTGACCCAGGCGCTGGCGTGATGGGCGCCACCGCCGGCAAAACCTTTGTTTGGCAGCCGGGCGGCGGGATTGGCACGGTATACAGCCAGCGCGACGGGCTCAAATTCACCGATGTTATGCAGCATAAAGAACAATGGGACCAGGTTGCCACGGCTACCGATCTCGGATACTTCTTCTCCAATGTTGTGTAATCTTTTTATAGGAGCGTTGTATGGCTAACCATGCACAAAATTCGCCCCGCGGCCTTTGGGCAAAAGCAAAGTTTATTGTGGGCACTTCCAGCACCGTCGCCCTGACGGGCAACTCTACCGGGTTGGTGCTGAGTAAAGGAATCAAGATTTCCAATGCTCGCCAAGTGACCGCCAATTCTACCGGCTTCATTGTGACCGGCGAAACCGCGCTCCCTGCTACGGATCAGGGCGTGGCCTTCACGATGGGCAGCAACTCAACCGGCGCATGGATGGCGGTCAACACGACGGCCACCACGTGGAAATACTTAAACGTAACCACGAAGCAACCGGCTTAACTTTTCAGGTAACATGCGGGGTGCGTAGGGACGCACCTCCTTACCGCCCCGCGTGTTGTCCTGGTGCGAGGACAAACCATGTACAAAAACAAACAAATATTTGACGGCTCCGTTTATGTCGGAGTCGTGGGACCGGAAACGGAAAATGGAGTTGCGCGCGATTCCATCCACCGGATTGCCCTCCGTCCCGGCGACAGTCTGCCGCGTTTCATTCGAGCCACGAAAGGTTACGAGGCGCGGCAGTTGCATATTAACAGCTGGATCAATGAGACCACCCACCCGTTTGCGCTCTTCTTAGACCACGATCAGGTCTTCCCCCCTGATACGCTGGAACGGTTGCGCAGCTGGCGGCTTCCTTATGTCAGCGGGTATTACTTGCGAAGATCATTCGCCCCGATTTACCCGGTGTGGTTCAAGCCCTTTACCAGTTGGCCCTTTGAACCCTGGGCAGATGACCCGGAACGGGGAAGGTTACACGAACTTGGTGCGACGGGCTGGGGGTGCCTGCTGGTACATCGGGACGTAGTGACCGGGATAAAGCCCCTGCTGAAAGGGGAATTAGAAGTTATCGAGGATGATATGGACGTTTGGCCTTATGACTTGGGGAGAACTTTAGCGGCGGTACGGGGCTTGCAAGCCCTCGCCGATGAACGCCCCACGGTCCGCTTACTGCGGCCCGCGGTGGCGGCGTACGCAAAAGTGCTGACTGAGGAACTCCGCCCCCTGCGAGGTTCCAACGTGGTTATCG